TGTCCACACCATACATTTTACAAAAAATGTAGCGAAAATAACAAAGCTAAGATTTATAAATACCTATCAGGAAAATACTGTTCTTTACTCATGAAAAAATTATTTTTAATCTTAGGTATATTTACATTGGGTGGAACTGCTGCTCGTGCCGATATCACACACAAGATGACATCCTCTTTTCAACTACAAACTAACGCAGCTGCGACACAAGTTGAAAGAATTGGTTCTACATACACAGTCTCTGGATCTGGTGTGACAATGGACGTTGGTGGCGGTAACTCTGCTGATAATAATGTTGGTGGACTAGGCACACTCTCATCAGGAGTTGGTCAGGGAGCTATTGCTACAGCAACCCAGACAAGTGCAGGAGGAGCATATAGCTTCTCTCAGTCATTCATTCAAGGTGACGTAATTGAAACTACAGCACCAACAGTTGGTGCAGTTAGTGACTACTCTAGTCAGATATCTACCGCAGTAGGTAGTGGAACTGGTACAGGTACTGTAACATCAGGACATACTGTAACGGCAGTTGGTGGTGGAGCTGGTACATCCAGTATAGGTCAGTTTGTAACTGAATTAACCATTAAATAACTGTGACAAATGAAAAGGATACTTGTCATGGTTGTGGGTGCATATGTCCTTGCGAGTGCAAGGACTGCATCAGCTGTGCCTGTGGTCCCCAATTTCACTCAGGGCAGTATGACCTCGGTGACAACCCAAACGGTCACTACGAATGAGACCATAAATAGTATGGATTATGCTACAGGTTGGACTTATTCGGTCAGTGGCTCAGGGGTAGAACTTGAATCAGGTAGTACTAATGTAGCACCTGACGTGACTTCAACACAAACTAATACCGTAGACGGTGTGACTACAACATGGACTGGACTAGATTTATCACAAAACAACAAACCGAATTGGGTGCAGACAAATCCAGGATCTGCCTTCCAATTTACAGAGCATTACAGCGGACCAGGGCTTCAGACTCACACAATAATACAGAGAGAAACCACCGTCCAAAGCGTCACAGAAAGTACAAGTATATTCTCAAACTGACTGCTATCGCTGCACTCTCTACATGTATGCCTGTATCTGCTACAGATGTGGGTGGTGTTTCTGCGACTGCAAATCCCGTAGCTAATTCTAGTGGCTCAGTGACCAACCAGGCAATACAGGTGTTACAAGGTCCTTATATTACCAATCAGTATGGTGATGGTATATCATGTCAAGGTGCTACCATGAATTTTACACCATACATTACCAGAACAGGAACATGGCAAGATCCTTACGAGGCCGTTTATATGGATCCTGTCTACAACAACGCAGATAATAATGATGATAACATACCAGACAATCCTGGTGAAGTTCTCTACTATATTCCTACTCGCACAGGGCAGAAGTCTACACAAAATATTAACCTAGGTTTTAGTGCTACCATATCCATACCATTAGATAAAGAAGCAAGGAATAAATGTATAGAAGCAGCTACTTTACATAATGAATATCGTATGCAAATGACTGCTAATAAGCGTCTTGATTTTGAGATAGCCAGATTAAAAAATTGCGGGGAATTGAAAAAACAGGGTATCGTATTCCATCCTAAGTCTCCATACTATGCAGTATGTGCTGATGTTATGTTAATCAATCCACCAGGTGTTGTAGGTGAACATGTACATGGTATTCCACCACTTAAACCAATAGATACACCAGTTATTAATGGTGATTCTAGTAGTCTAGGAACATTTACTATTGGTAACATTGAAAAATAATTATTTCCTTTTCTTAGGAATTTTGAGAGGAGGTAATCCTTTCTTCTCACGATACTTATTAGTCTGTAGTTCTCTTGCAGATAATTTGGGAGGTTCTTTACCTAATAATTTTTGAATTTTTTTAATTAGTTGTTTGACTATAGGTTTAACAACTTTCAATAGCAAAGGAGTTGCAGTAGCTGCTGCTGTTGCCACTACTGCTATGGTTGCTGTTGTACTAACTTGATTTGTAGAGGGTAAATATTTTTCCACTACAGACGTATCCTCATACAATACTACACAGATAGTACCCTGTAGTTCATGACCAACTACCTTCTCACTACCATCCTGTGTAAAGTCACCTACTCTTGGTTGATTAGGAGCAGGACATTCTTGTTCCAGATCAACACCACCTGTGGGAGGAATCTCTGGTGTATCAGTTGGGGGTTCAGGAGGAGGATTTACAACAGGTGGAGGTGTAGATACATGTATATGTAAATCCTCTGGAGTGTACTCTATGGCATCAAATGATGGATAGTTTCCATCACAAATGACCTTAGTATTATAAGAATCTTCTTCTTTTAAATTAGGATTATCTCTATTTTCTGCTGCGTCAGGATGAAACTCCACACAACCAGGCATATCAACAATAGGCAGACCAATGTTTACTGTTACTGGTGGTGTTTGTGTTTCTGGAACGTAGTAATATATGTTAGGTATTTCTATTTTACGAATACCCACTTGATTAACACCTACATTCTGTATCCCGACTTCGGGTATTTCCATTACAACTTAGGTATACCTGGTATTGCAGGACCTGTAGACTTTGGTAGAGCATCAGTGATACCACCACCTATACTAGGCATGACTGATTTCATTACTTTGCTTTTTACACCATCTATGATGGCATCCTTTTGAGTATAAAGATACACACCACCGCCAACAACGGAAAGAGATATAACGAAAGACGAAATAGCAAGTACATTAATAATTTTTTGCATGATATTTATTTTGTATCGGGTACTATTTTTACAGGACCTTGTTCTATCCTGATAGTTTGTGCGGGTGCAGTCTCGGATGCTTTAGCGATAAGAAACTCCATATCTTTTTTAGATATGTTAGCATCTCCACCACCAGAACTATTCTTTTTCTTACCAGCCGCTTGGACACCAAAAGTAGCTAAAGTTCCTGTAAAAACCGAAGCTATGAAAGTTGGATCCAGCTTTTGTTCTGGTATATTAAATGCTGCTGGCAACTTAACGTACGCCAAAGTTAAAATTCCTGCGGACCACACAAGAACAGCAAGTCTGACGATTGTAGATAGAAAAGCGAGTTGCTCTTCTTTATCATCAATACTTTCTTTTATTTTACTAAGAATATTTTTTGGTTTCTCCTCAGCAACTTTTTTTGTTTCTGCCATAATATTTTATTTGCTGTAGTATTTATACTATTGATGCCAGAAAGTTCTTGTTCTTGGAAATACTTGTCTATATGTTGTAGGTTTTACTGTTGTTATTCTTTCTCCTAATACTTGTTGTAAACTTCCACTTGTAGCACGTGGATTTTCACAAAGAATATATGCATTAGGACTATCTTTCTGACATGTAGGGTCAGCAAAGTTTCCACTCTGTCCTAATGCACCAGTTGCAGCGTTAAGTATTATCTCTCCATGCATACCAGCATGAGATGAACACTGATAATAATAAGTGCCTGGTGTTGCATTTGAGGTATTCCAATAAACACTACCATCTCGGACGTTATGATTAGCACCTTGATTGTTTACACCAGATACTTGATTACCTATACCAGCACCTTGTACTGTTTTTATATAAAATGGATGATTATAATATGCTCCAGCAGCATGTACTATGATTTGTCCACCCATATTAGGATGATTTCCACAAACATAATAATAGGTGCCTGGTGCTACAGTGCTACCAGTTCCTGTGTCCCATCCAGTACCAGTGGTTGCACCTTGACCATAGGCAGTTCCTGTAGTAACTTGATTTAAAGTTCCAGTGCTATTTACAGTTTTAATATAAATTGGATGGGTTGCTATGTTAGTTGATATTCCAAAGTCTATTGAGTCTCCTACTTCTATATTAATTGTAGGTCTATTGGTAGGACCGTTTGTACCTTGACCATTACCAGTATGCCAATTTGTTCTATCACTCCATGTGATAGTATATCCATTTGTAGTGTTTGCAGCTGTTACGTTACAATAAGCACTACCTGGTGGTGGAGTTGTAAATTGTAAAGTATCACCTACCGTACAAGTGATGGTTGGATTGCCACCACTGACAGCACCATTAGCATCACTTCCAGTTATAGTATATTCACCTGAGTTAAAAGCATTGACATCAAAACTGTAAGCTGTTGCACCAGGTGTAGGACCCACATCAAATGTCATGTCAGATACTTTAGAATGTTTTTGTATGTAACCTAAAAGATCATTTTGAGTAAATCTTTCTGTGTTTGTTGCTAGACATGCAGCAATACCAGCAACCTGTGGTGATGCCATACTAGTTCCACTTATAGGATAATAATAATTATCTCCACCATATGTATCTTGGAGACCATAATTTATTACATTACCAACAGCATCTCTAATAACACCTGGTTTACCCCAACAAGAAACAATATTTTCACCTGGTGCAAATACGTCTATGTTAGGACCAAAATTTGTATCATTTCTTCTTGAAAAATTTTTATTAGCAGATAGATTTCCTACAGTTATTACTCCTTGAGCACTGCCAGGACTTGCTCCTCTAGAAATATTGTAAATACCATTACTAACCCAAAGATAATTATCCCAATCTGGATGTTGAGTACCATCTGGAAGAGTTTTTGGAACCATATAGTAATTACTATTACCAGCAGCAGCAATAACAACTATTCCATCTTCAATCGCATCCTCTATATCTGCGGCGAGGGCAGAAATGTGATAAGGTATAGGTAATTTAGATGGTGAGACACCAAAATCTGCTTCTATTCCATTAAGTGTCCACCCACTTGGATTATTAAATCCAGCAGTAGAAGCATATATGCTTCCACTCCATTGAATTTGAGTTATATCTCCAAGATTAAAAGTATCTGGATTAGATCCATAACTAGCACCCCAACTATGATTTGTTATTGTGGGATTTCTTCTACCAGTAGTAGCATTAATTGGTTTATTTCTATGGAAAGCTCTTAAGTAATCAAAAATTAATAGAGATGGTACAGGAGTTCCTTGTGAAGAAACTGGTGGTCCAGGAATACCACGATTTCCTAAGACTTGTAGACTATAAATGTTTGCTTCATTTGCCCACCCATAAGTTTGACCAGCAATAGTACCTGCTACGTGATTACCATGATATGTTGTATTGGTTGCAACATAAAAATAATTAGGATAGGGAGCACTGGGTATAGTCTCACCATCATCATCAATACTACCAACAATGCTATTTAATTCTGTGTACCAGTCATATTCAACAAATCTTGACTGATTTGTAGTAGGACTAACCCACTCTTTTAAATCAGGTGCTACAGGATCATCACAAATAACTACGTCAACATGTTTACCGTTATTAAAAATAGGTGCAGTTCCATTCTTATTTACTGTTCCATCCTCACCAAACGTACCTTTTCCTCTATCAGCATCATTACCTGCACTATGTAACTTACCCCAATCATAAGTTGTTGTTGGCCAAACAGTACCCCCTTTCGTAAATAGACCAGTCATATTACGGGATTCGTTATTGACGTTGTATCGTTCTAGTACTATACCTGCATCTTCAAGATTCAATTCAACGTCACTAACTCTTGAATCTTTTTTTATTTCTTCTGCCTGTTCAGCAGTCATGTAGTATTGTGTGTTCCTACTAATAGGACGCTTCATGTGAAGTTTATATCCATCAGAAGACATGTCACTATAGAACCCGTCTAAATCAGCATGTTTTTTTAGAGTTACTACGTAAACTTTTTTTTCTGACATATTATCCCTCTAGTTTTACAGCTGTTATAGTTACAGTTATAAATTGAGTAGTAGTACTTTTATTAACTACTTTTGCATATATTAATGCAGCAGGTGTAGCATCATCGTTCCATCCAAAAACTCCTGGTGTAATCGCAACTGTTTGTGCTCCAGTTGTAATTACCTCAGCAAGAACACCTGATCCTGGTAATGGATCTGTAGTTTCATTTCTACCAGAATCAGCAGACCTAGATGTTGAATCTTTATATAATGTTACCCATGCAGCATCATTGGTTTCAATTTTTAGTAAAGCAAAGGTTTTAAATGCAGCAATAACAATATCATCAGGTGATCCAGGTGCAATACTGGATGTTGATTGTTGGAAAGTTTGTCTTGAAGGAGTGCTACTACCTTGACTTAGAACAGTTATTGTCCCAAACATTCCAATATGTGATGTACACTGATAGTAAAGAGTATCAGGTGCATCCATTGGTACAACAAATGTTAAGGTAACTCCATTACCTGCATCGTTATTTGTTACACCACTGTTATATTGTGTACCACCACCTGCTGTTGCACCAGTAGATTGAATTCTAAATGGATGTCCACCAGTATTATTAACAAACTTATATGTCTGACCCCTTATAAGGTAAAGAGTAGGATCAGTTTGAGAAGTAGGAAATCCATCACCAGAAAATGTGTAATCGTTTGGTGCATT